GGATTATGCTTTTCAAACGTAGCGCAGCGATGCGGTCCGGCTTCTGCTCCACCCTGTGTAGCTTTGCGTTCGGTAGAAATTACATCGTAGTCAGGATGCTGACTAGACATCATATGTATGGCTTTGTCTCTATCTATGCATTGGTTAGCGACTGTTAAAGCCGACCACCAAAGGGGTTCTGGAATATCGGATTGATTTAAAAATGCATGGTTAAGCTGCTGACACCCATGCTCACCACGGATCATGATGTTACGGAACTTTTGAATTGTGTTACCCGCAAGAGACTGCGTTAGAACATTTAGCCCTGCTTCCTGCACTAAGGGTGCGGTGTTAAAAATAGACGGTGTTGCAACTTCCTTAACCCCAAGCAGTTTAGTGAATGCGGCAAAGTCAATTGGTTGTCCTGCAGTTATTACTGATACTTCACTTGGCGGGCTATCCTTAAAATTCAGAGTCTCGGGTATGCGCAGAATTCTGGCAACCTCAAATACGTTCGCATCGACTAAAAAATTATGTGTATTGCACAGTTCACTTAACCTAGCGGCAACAGGCTCCCACTGCCTCCTATCTACAGGCTCTGTAAAAGGCCAGTACACATGCAGTCCTCGACCTGAATTTACTATGATTGGTTTAGGTAGCCCGATGAGCTTGCAAAAATCTTGCAGTTTAATTAGCCCTTCGTTTTGTGTTGCATACCCTACACCTTCAGCAGCCTTTGTTTCCCCGCAGTCTATATCTACCCACATGCTTTTTAGTGCTAGTACGTTAGCCTTTGTGCGTGACTGGTCTGTTGCATATTTTGCGCAACCAAAAAATACATTGCGCTCTTCCTGCATAAACTTTTGTGCAATAACATCTAGTTCTTGTCGAGTCTGAACCAACTCCTGTTTAATGGATTTACCCTTAATGCCAACCACAGCGAACCACCCGTCCTCGGGAAGCACGGCATTTAAGAGATCAAACTTATCCATCTGTTTATTCCAGAGACGAGTAGGCGGGGGGCAAGCCCCCCAGTCCATACCCAATATTATTTAAGTTTCCTGAGAAACTCCGTGATTGCGGAAGCGTAATGCGCTTGGGGTTCGTGCGTCCCAACAAACCAGTTGTATATTGTCATACGGCTAACGCCCAACTGCTCGGCAATATCTGAAACTGGTATGTTAAGGACTATGCACTTGCGCCCAAGAGCTACGCCAAGATGACGACGATCCGCCTTCTTGTTCCGTTCAACGAGTATTGAACTGTATCCGTAGCTCATAGTTGTTTACGCATCGCTCCATGCACTGATTACAGAAGCTAGATCAGCTTTAGGGGCTGCAGCAACAGAGTCAGCTTTCTTTGTTGCACGTTTAACAGGCTCAACAATTTCTGCATCTTCTACTTCTACAGGTTTAGCTTTAGGCTTAACAGCTATGGGCTCAAAACTTTCATCTTCTAGTGGTTTACCCGCAAGAGCCAAAGGCTTCTTCACAACACCGTCAGACTGTGCAACGGTCATGGTTATAGCGTTCTTAGCAGCAAGAGATTGCCCTGCTTCTTTAACAACTTCCCATTCTTCCTTGTTAATGTGTCGTACAGGTGAGAACAGCAGCTTGGCAGTGTCGCTGTCTAAGTCCATACTGACCTGAGTAATGATCTGGTCGATGTTAAAGCCATTGCCAGCGATGTACTTGGTGTAGCTTTCGAACGGGTGCAAGTTGCCTTCGCCTTTACCAAAAATAGACTTGGACGGTAAAGTCAACTGATACACATCACCAGAAGCATCACCCTCAAGTACGACAGCAACACGACGTTGATACCGGCATGCACGGCTTGTGTTGTCACCAGAGCCAGCGATGTTTTGTGGGCAGGTTGCGCAATTAGCACCCTGCTTTTCTGCTACCGTGGGGTCAGGCACATCACCATCATTAGACCAACAAGTAGGAGGTACGATTTCATCAGCGTTGTACTTACCTGTGTAAAACACACGAGATACGCTCTTACGGGCATTAACAATAACGACGTTCATCTCACGAGTGGTTAGCTTGCCAACTTCTTCCCCACCAACAATCTTACGAAACACACCGCCACGAATAGAGATGCGTTTGTTACCCGAACCGTTACCGGCTAAAGATTTAGTAAGATCATTGAGACCCTGACTACCACGCAAAAAATCTGGCAGCTCTTGATTAAAAATCGAGATATTACTCATTGCTACTTCTCCTGAAAAATTAGTTTCTTTTAACTACAATTGCGTACTTGCTTTCTGACCACAGACCCGGGGGTAGTAGTTCAGGATGCTCGTCTAAAAACTGCTTCATGTTACTTTGGTGTAGCCGTTGTTGAAGCAGTGGGAATGCGTCATGTTCTTTTATGAACGCAAACATTGAACCCCAATCGTTCGTATTAAAATTTGTTGTTACCTTACGAATGATTGTCCCTTCATTTGTGCGCATGCTAGACACGTCTAACGATTTGCACATCTCTAACATTTGATTAGAGATAGTCTCTAACTGTTCGTTTAAGGCAGCTAGCTCTTGCTTGTGGCGTTCAGCCGCTGCTTCCTTTGCATCACGAATCTTAATGTATATCTTCGCCAATTCTTCGGCTGATACCTTTGGTGCGCTTTCTGTTTCCATGAAATCTCCTAGCGTGAATTTATTATTATATAGATGTTTTTTACTTTGTCAAGAAGTTGAATCTATTTCTTGTCGATAAAGATCAATTATTTTTACGTGGGCGTCAATTTTACCTGTCAGCATTTTGTACACGCGCTCTTCAACTTCACTGCCCTTTATGTGTACGATAGTCATAGCATTCTTTTGTCCGGGCCTGTTAATTCGCGCATTAGCTTGTAAGTATGTTTCTACTGACGTTACTGGTGCATACCAAATAATTGTGTTGGCTGCGGTCAGTGTGAGACCGTGTGATGCTGCCTGAGGCTGTATGATTAACACCTTAACTTTGTCAGTTGCTTGAAAGTCCTCAACGATACTGCTACGTTTGTTTACGGGTACTTGCCCGTTAATGACTTCGCATGACACGTTGTTTTTAGTAAGGTACGTTTTAAGTAATTCGATTGTGTGCGTAAAGGGTACAAACACTAAGACCTTGTGACTAGATTCTTCTATAACCTCAAGCACTACCTGTAGCCTATTGGATACATCAAACTCAACAACTTCCTTGTTGTTCGTGTAAACAGCACCACCCGAAATCTGCAGCAGCTTATTAAGGTTTGTAGCCGCATTAGCCGAACTAATTTCCTCTCCTGCTGCCTTCATAATCATGTCGTTCTTAAGCATCTTGTAGAACTTAACTTGCTGCGGTGTCAGCGGTGCATCTCTTTCGACCTCGGTTACATCGGGTAAATCTAGGCACTGATCTTTCTCAAACCGTATTGCTGGTTGCAGTGCAGCATGCACCACAGCTTGTGCATTTGGTTTTGGAACCCATCTGAACATACCTACCTTGTACATAACTTGATCTCGAAACTGCCCAAAGAACGCTACCGTACCTTTAGGGTTTACTAGCTTAGCTAGACCAAAAGCATCTACTGGTGATTGAGCTGCTGGAGTACCAGTAAGCATCCAGAGGCCCCGAATAGTTTTGTTTAAGTCCCGTAATACTTTCCAACGCTCCGTTGTAGGGTTTTTGTAAGCCGATGCTTCGTCAATTACGATTAGATCAAACTCACCGTTCTTAATATCTTCCTTAACAATAGCTAGCCCATCAAAGTTAATGATTACAAACTCCGCCCCACCGTTGACAATCTTTGACCTCTTCTTACGGTCGCCATATGCGATGTCACAAGTGCGGTGCATAGCGAACTTAAACAAATCGTTTTGCCATGCGGACTTCATAATTGATAGGGGGCATACCACTAACACCCTACGCACTAACCCCACGTTCATCAGATAGTCAGCAGCCCATATAACTGAAGCTGTCTTACCTGTACCCTGCTCGTTAAAACAAAACGCTCTAGGGCGTTCCGCTAAAAAGGCAGCGGTTACTTTCTGATGGGCAAATGGTGTAAACTTTCCGGGCCAGTTATAGTCATTCATTTTTTGCTGCGTTCTCTCTTGCTAACTTCAGATACCAAATTACGTTTGGAGTCTCGTTTAAATGACCGGTTATCACCAGCTTTCTCAACTCGGAGCCCGTCTTTAATAGAGCCGCCTTTGTCGATGGCTTTTACATGCGCAACGTCGTTGCCGTCACCCTTACTAACCTTGCCTTCTTTCATCAGCTTAGCCCGTGCACGATTACGTTCAGCACGTTTTTTAATCTGGTCTGGTTTGCCTTGGTAGTCGGCATACTCTTTGTCGTAGGGACGGGGTTTGTTTACGTAGGGCATGTCATTTCCTTTTCCTATGGTGCACACAAGTAGTTACGGGGCAGAACCCGCAAAGTGGGCCCGAAATTGGGTTCCAAACCTTATTGTCGAACGCCGCCTCTAACCGGTCAAGTTCTGGCTTCATTACCTGTATGTACTGCTCGTGCAGAATCCGGTCGTGGTCTTTCTTAATAAACTCTTTACTAACGACAAACGCAAGGGCAGACCTAATCTCAAGCAGATAGGGAAACCGTAGAAACATACCCGCTGCCAACAGGTCTAACTGCTTCATGTCTGCGTATTTGGCGCTCTTACTCGTTTTGTAATCCACCAACCAAGCCAACCCCCCGTCGATAATTGCTAAGTCAGCAATCCCATGCCACCAATAGTCAGGATCATCAAACGCACAGGCTTCAAACTTACCTTTGCGAATCTTAATACCAAGTTCGATTTCGCAATGCTTCTTTCCGGGTATCGCAATCAATGCATCTAGTATTGGCTGCATGTAGCTAAACTTTTCAGGGATGGGTACGTTATCACGTACGTAATCTTCCGCTGCTTTATGCACAAGTGTTCCGTAAACCGCAGCTTCCCCGCCTGTGTCTACTATGTCCTTAGCTACCTTTAAATGGTAGTACTTTTTGGGGCATTGTTGAAATGTCTTTAAGCTGCTATACGACCATTGCACTTTCATTTTTCTCTAGCCCCTTGTACTTCAATTAACTTTTGCAAGTAATGTTGGGCTTTGTGTAAATCTTGTAGCCCCCCTTTGTCTTTCCACCTACTAACGTACTTAACAACGTTGCCCTCCAAATACCCTAGATCATTGCTAATAATATAATCCCAAGGCTGTATGGCTTTACTTTTGTAGTGATCTCCACCAACCTGCACAGCATCTGCGTTTTGCATTTTGTGTGTCTCTTGTTCAATAATGTCTTTAATCAATAGTGGTGGGTACATTCGCTGCCCTCTTACGTTTAGGTTTAATAGACGTAATACCTTCTTCAGGTTCTTTATCGTATTTGGCTTCGATCATTGCATCGGCTAATACATAACACCAATTAGCAACTCGGGGTTCAGAGCCTTCATTAACACCTCTACTAGCTAGCCCCATCAAAGCACAGGCAGCAAACAAGTCCCGCAAGTCTTCGTCATTCATGTGCTACCTTTACATGCAAGTCGTTGAGCAGTTACCGGAGTAACAGCATGTGGTGCACACCGTCATGCGCCCACCAGAGAACACCGTGTTGGTTACACAGTTCGCATACACCACACCTGCTGCAAGAGCCAAGACTGCACCGATAATAAGCTTCTTCATAGTTTTTCCTTTACCTAACATTGTTAACATTCACCATAAGATTTACCGTAGCCGCTCTCGCAGTTAAGTGGTAAGTCCAGTGCCCACGATGGGCGCATCCTCATACACAGTTCTACATACTCCTGCGCAGTAAGAATTTCTTGCTCGGGGGCGATGATCGCTACAGCGTCATGTACCGTCATAACTACTCGGTACTTTTTAGCAATCTGTAACATCTGTTCCCCGATAATAATTCGTGCTAGTCCTTGGCAAAGATTCTCCACTACCTTGCCACCGTATATCTTGTTTGGTATAACTGCTTTACCACGCTTAGTGTCGTACACATATTCATCGTTACCACTTTCAACGCTGCGCTTGCGTAAATTAGGATACTTAATATGCAGACCGTTAGGCATGCGTATACCCTTAGCCCCCTCTACAACCACGACACCCTTGCGTCCTAGATCACATGTACGGTTATCGGCAATAGCGTCAAGGGCTTTACCCGCTGCTCTCCACAACTTAGGGATCTCAGCGTACGTATCACGATAGACTTGTATGATCCGTGAAGCTTCAGCCTCTTCAATGTCCACCCCAAAAGTCTTGAGCTGTGCCTCGAATTTCGTAGCCCCCATACCGTAGCCACAGTTATGTACTATTAATGGGCCTCTATTTGTTGCTATTAGAAATCTGTTCCTCGGCCCTGCGTAAGCGATGTCGTAAGTCATCAATTTCTTTTTGTATCGCCCCCGCAGAGCGTTTGTTACTGAGATTTTCTGACCGGGTTGCAAATCGTAAGTTATCCGGCTCGTATCCCTTGTTGTTGTCGATACGGTCAATTTCCCGGGCTGGCTCGTCCCATCCTTTGAGGGCAATAAGATAGCGCAAGAATTCTTTCCGGTCTGTACGCCATGCCTTGTAAACTGTAATCCCTCTACCTCCGTAATGCAGGTACGCTCTATCAGACTTTGTGTGGCATCGCGCGATGCAGCTCGCAATGCGGTTAAGTAGTCTCTCCCGATGCGCATTATCTTCGAGTATGTCGCTGTAGCCCCAGTATAGTTTCCTAGTTGTGTTGCTCGATTCTTTAGCACACGTATTGCATCGGGTACTTTTAAAGCTCCTAAAGTTGTTCTTGTCCACTGTGTACTCAGGTTGCCCACAACTACATCTAACAATAAGGGCACCCACCCCACCCCGTACCCCTTTGATATAGCCCGTAACGGTAAGTTTTCCACTGCGGTGCCCAATGCTAGGGAGAGGGTGCTTTTGTCTTGCACCACTAATTGCGCTTCCTTCCACTGAGCACCGCACAATATCTTGTGGTCTGGTGTTAACCATACCCCGCAAACATTCAACGTTTCTTTGTAGCCTTTCTGCACTAATCCTTGATGGCATACCCACTCCTCCCCGTCCCAAAGTTTGTCTTGCATAGAAACCTTTTCTATTGGTTTCCACCCTGAGTTACATAATACAAGAGTTCCCTCGGAAATACAACCTAAAATTGTTGTCTTACCTACAAATCGTTCGTCTTTGGTAATTTCACTTTCTGGTTTGCCGTAAATAGCTGATGCCATAATTTTGTAAACATCTTTACCTTCGTCAAACGCTTGTACTAGATCATCCTGCCCTGCTAGCCACGCCACTGTTCGAGCCTCAATTTGAGAAGAGTCTGAGTCCACCATCATGAACCCATCGGGCGCATGGATTGCACCTTTTAGTAACGAACCACGCTTTAAGTTTTGCAAGTTAATCTTGTCGTCCCCACCCCAACGTCCTGTGTGCGCTGCGTAATAGCGCAGGGGGATAGGTAGCTTACCTCTTGTCTGAATATCAATGAACCTCTGAGTCCTTGTCTCTTCCTGCGTAGACTTAAGCCCAAGACGGGCAGCAACTAACATTTGCACGATTGCGTTAGGGTGTTCCGCTAGCTCTTTAAACTTCTCGTCTGTCTTAGAAAACGCCCATGTCTCTTTGCCTGTAGTAGGGCTAAGCTTTCTTGGCGGGGATACTTTAAGCTGCGCTAACAAGTCTGCAAACTTATCGTTACTCATCAACGCATCACGGTTGTCCATACCTACTGTTGTAAGCAAATGGGCTTTAACTATTTTCTGCTTTTCTAAGTGCGCCTCTAAGATTGTACGGTCTAGCTCTAGTACTGGTTCACTAAACATACGTACGGTCAAGTCAATCAGACGTAACTCAACAGCAGGGAAGTTTGCTGACAAGCAGCCAAATAACTTATGTGTAAGCTCGACGTCGTTAATACAATACTGCCCATACGCTGCTAGATCTTGGGCATTAAAGTCAATTCTACGTTTGCCTAACGCTTTAACTACTTCGTCCCCTTTTTGTCCCAGCCCATAAAACTCAGTAAGTTTTGCCAGACTACCACCGACTTCCGTACTATG